GTGACTTATTAATCACTCGCATGTTCGCGTCATTTATAATGTAGTAAAGCAGTCTGCGGATTAGGAAATATTGAACCTAATTCATACATCTGTAATCAGTACTACACGCCTCTTTGGTTCCTATGTAGGTAACGTCGAAGAAAAGGTAATCTCCTCCGGACAGTTTTAAGTCATGTCGGACAGGGGCTCCGCTTTTCTACTCAGAATTCATTGGAATAGAATCGAGTAAAGATGCGAATTTTTTGGGGAATTTGGGTTTACCTAAACATGAAACAATGGTAAATCCGTATTCGGTATATATAATCCCGTAAACTGTACAATCGGGACGAAGTGTTTTGAATACTCGAGCATATTTGCGAGCTTGAGTTGTAGCGCGTGCTGTGTGGTACGCGGGTCCATCTCTAATGTTCTTACATTCAATACATAAAATAGTCTGATCAGACTCGTACAATAAATCAATTTCTCCAAACGCGATTAGGCCGATAACGGTATTCCTTAGTAGAGGTTTACCGAGAACTTCAATCACACGTTCTTCAAGATCAATATAAGGTTGAGAATTTTCTTCTGCAGAATCAGGGCCTAACATGCCTCTCAATTCCACGCAGATTTCCTCAATTTCATCAAGTACAGGATCTGATTTGGATGTGGTATTTACAACACCGGATTGTACTTCATATTTATCCCGCCATGAGTCGACGCGGTCTTGATATGAAAGTGTTAATCCTGGTACTGCTAAGTTTGCTTTCAGGGCAATCTTGGAAACCTGTTCACGACGTTCTTCGTAAACTTTAGGACCGTGATAAAACCATTCCCGCAATGCACCATCTAGGTTCATGGCACTTACGGAAGTTGGCGATACGACTTTGGATTTGATAATGGAGTGAAGGGATTTGAAAATGCTATTCTCATCCAATGCTCCAACATAAACTCCCAAGTCGGGGTTAAACAGGTCCTTGCGTTTTAGAAAATCTGCCTTAAATCTCGACATAAAAGCAATCGGGTCTGATTCTTTATCTGGCATAGTAAAAACAATATCATTGGCTGCAAGGTAATTGGCCATAGATACGTGATTAAATTTGTCGAAACCTTCTCTCACCGAGCCCTTTGCATCATCTCCATAAGTAGCGAGAGCGCAAAGATCGCGAAAAGTTGCTCGACGACCTAATCCGAGAATATTGAACCCAATGTGGTCCAGTTCTTCTGTAGAATAGGCATCGAAAAAGGCAAGTCTATGTAATAGTGAATTGACGATACTATTAATGTAGACAGTCATATTTTGACCAGAGGGATTGGTGCCCATGAATCTGATCAAAGTGCCGTTGTAAGCGACGAGAGGTGAACATACATCGTGTGCAATCGCTTTCATAATCTTGATATCTTGAGCGGTATAGTTTCCACTCCATTTGGCGATCTCAATCATGGTAGCAAAGGCAGTTAAAGTAAGTTGTTCGGGCATACGAAGATCATATTTGGCGTAATCTCCGGCAATGATGCGGTCATCACCAAATTTCGCCATATGTTCACTAAGTTGATGCCATTCGGGGCCATGACTATTGATACCTACAGCACATTCAGCCACTAGCGGATTCACAGAGAGGAATCGTGCTACTGGTAAATAATACTTTCGGATCAATATTTGCAAGGCAATGGGTGCTGCTTGGAATACGCGGACTTTCTCTTTGCTGAGTTTTGTAGGCTCATCTTTGAGGGAAGATCCGAATATTTGGTTAAGGAATATACCTTCATCTGCGCGCTCTTCGAGTTCGGCGGCTAGAGCCCAGATTTGAGGTGTGAAAGTGCGAGGTGCAGCATTTTCGGG